GGTGGAAATTTTAGTTTACTCATATATGATTTCCATTCTGTATATTTAACATAATAAAATATACTAAAACTAAGTATTATAATTATTATTCCACCAATTAATATTCTATCATAAATTTTCTTGTTAAATGGTTGAACTACTCCAGACATAATATATAATAATATAATATAAAAAAAATTTAAAAAATTGGAAATACATTTGTTTCACTCCATTCACATTTTTTTTTTAAAGTCATGAATCTATATGTATATAAATTAATAATTAAATAAATAAAACCAAAACAAAAAGAAAATAATAAACTCATTAATCTAAAAAAAATGCCTTTTTTCTTATTACACTGTAATGCTACTGATACGGCAAACATATTTATAGTAAAAATTATAAAAACAAACATATACATGGAAGAATATTTGAATATTTTTTTGAAAATACCTTCTTCACCTTCACCGTCAGTATAATTAAATTGTTTAGAATTAGACCTGTGACTATTAAAACCTTTAGCATTAGTAGTAATTTTACTCATTAATATTATATAATATTATTTTCATGTATTTATTAGCTTAATAAATTATTTTATAATAATAATGTCTGATAAAGAATTATTACATTTATCAAAAATTTTAGAAGAAAATCTACAGAAATTTGAGAAGACCAATAATATTCAAAACTTACTTATTGCTAATAGTATTTTATACACATTACTTAAAACAAACCAATGTATATCTTACCAATTAGAATTTATGAGTCATAAATATAATATACCTAAAGATAATATTACATTATTTGATAAGGTTTTTAATATTATAAAAGTTTATATAACGAAAATTAAATAATATTATTTACGCATTTTAGTACTTATATAGAATAAAACAAAGATATTGAATGGACAGATTACTATTTAGAATATATTGAACTTAAAATACTATTATAGAATATTATTGAAAATAAACCAAATAGCAGCAAAACATTTTTATAAATAATAGATAAATATTATAATTTTGTAAATGAAATTATAAAATGATTATTAGATAAAAAAATGATTCTTCTACTGATGATAATCAGATTATATAATAGCATTACTTTTTCTTTATTATATATTAACGTTTAAATTTCTATAATATTTAAAATGAATGTATGAAATTATACATAAAATATAAATTAGACTAAAATTTTCATCAAAATATTTACTATATTTAATTAAATTTGCGAGGGTATTTTTATCTCCTAAATATTTACCTAGATGTGACCATAATTTATTTACATGATTATGTTTAATACCATTTAGTTCCTGTAGTCTAGCTTTAGATGAAAAATAAACAGTGCTTATAAAACATATAAGTAAAATAAGATTAATCTGAAAGAATGTTATTTTATTTCGATATAACATATACATCATGTAAAATAATGCACCAATTTTTACACCATCTGCTATATGGTCATAGTAATATCCAAATTTAGATTCCATATGGTATAATCTAGCATATGCACCATCCATAATATCACAAAAATGACCCATTAATAAAAATATAATAAATAGAATATATTCATTAGTACTCAAAGCAATTAAACTAGTATAATTAAACATAACACCTAATGTTGTGATGTCATTTGGTTTAAAATTATATTTTTTAAAATATGGAGAAAGTTTTAGAGAAAATCTTAATAAATAATTTTCTAATGGACTATTATATTCTATAGTCATTATAATATAAGAATAAAATAATTTTCTTTATTAATTATATATTATGAGTCATTTATTTTCAATGTTTAGTAAAAAGAAAAAGGAGGTTAATATGAAATTAGATACTGTTAGAGCATTATGGAGTGGATTTATAGAACAATTAAAACCAGAACTTGAGAAAATTATCGATGGTGAAAATGTATTAATATTAACAAGAGACGAACGTAAAAAACTTTTAAAATTACTAAATGGAATTATTAGAAAACAGTCAAAAGAATTTACTGCAATATTAATGCGTTTGGAAATTGCAAACTCAAAATTATGTTGTACTAGAGATGGTGAAACTGTTACACGTTTGAAACTCAATATTAATAATGATATAGATGACATTAATGAGTTAATGCAACAATTACCTGAATTATTGATAAGATCTTATCGGGATTATAGTAAACTTCAAAAAATGATTAATAAATCAAAAAAAAGTAAGAAAAAATTTAACAATAAACTAAAGAAATATTCTAAAAAAATGTAAATTTATAATTTAATATAGTTTTAAATAATTATCTTACGTTATATTATAAAATGGGATATAAAAGTAATAGAAATTCACTTAGAAATAGATTGAAACGTAAATGTGGCAAGTGTAACTCTAACGAAGATGAACACGGACATTTACACGGCGGTGCTATAAGATTACCTTCTGAATATTTTGGTGGTGATAGTGGACGTTATGCGGCTGATGCTAATGTCGGAAGATGTCCAAACTCTTATGGATATACACATGCTCAGAGTTTTGGTGGGAATTTACCAGGAAATCAGGTTGGACCTAATATGTTTGCTCACCCAGGTGGTACTGGACAGCAAACTGGTGGAAGAAAAAGAAGAACTAGAAGAGGTAAAAAGGCCAGAAGAAGTAAAAGAAGTAAACGTGGGGGTGCTATAAGATTACCAACTGAATATTTTGGAGGTGATAGTGGCCGTTATGCGGCTGATGCTAATGTTGGAAGATGTCCAAACTCTTATGGATATACACATGCTCAAAGTTTTGGTGGAAACTTACCAGGAAATCAAGTTGGTCCTAATATGTTTGCTCACCCAGGTGGTTCAGGACAGCAAACAGGTGGATGTAGTGGACCTAAAAGTGGAAATCCACGTAGACGTAGACGTAGACGTAGAAGTTCTAGAAGATAATAGTTATTAAATATTAATTTCTTATTATATATTAATGAGATTTAAAAAAAAAACAAAAAAAAGAAAACATGGGGGGGGTCGAAATAATACAAAAACATGTTCTAAAGGTGGTTTAGCTTATTTTTTATGTGATAATATAGTTCAACGTCCATGGCCAGGATATAAATGTGTAAAGAAATGTGTTTCTGGTGACAAATGTTATTGGATATTAAAACCAGATGATAAAATGGCATGGTAAATACTTAAAGTATAATAATAATTTAAAGAAATTACTATTATTGATTTAAGAAATAAAATATTATGATTATAAAATGGTAAAATATGTGGTGATTAAATTTGGTGGTTCATCATTAACTGTGGAGGGATATAAAAATATTTTACAAAAGGTGATTGAGATTACCAAGAATAAAGAAATAAAATTAGTAATTGTATTATCAGCTGTTTATAATATAACTAATTTATTAATTAAATCATTAGAAACTCATAACTTTCAAATCGAAATAAATGATATACATTTGAATATTATTAACAAATTAGATTTAACTAATATGGAAGGTATAGATAATACTTTATCATTATGTAATGGTTTATTTAATAATGTAACGGATTTTACTTTAGAACAAAAAATTAATACCATTGCATTTGGTGAAATTATGTCAACTAATATTTTATATAAATATTTATTACAACAAAATATTACATGTACATTAATTAATGCAAAAAATGTAATAAAAACTAACTATATTTATACTGAAAACTCACACTACCTTATTGATTCTGAATTTTGGTGTGATAATGAATATATTATAAATGCTTTTCAAAATACTAATATAATTATAGTTCCTGGATTTATATGTTCTACTAAAAATAATAAAATTGGATTACTAAGTAGAGGTGGTGGTGATACAACCGCTTCTCTAATTGCGTCCAGTCTAGATTCTGAAAAGTTAGAAATATACACTAATGTAAATGGATTATTCACTGGCGACCCTAGTTTAATTTATAATTCAAAATTAATACCTTTTATTGATTATGAAATATGTCAAGAAATTTCTGCTATGGGAGCAAATGTATTACATCCATATAGTATCGGACCTTGTAAAATCAAAAATATTCCAATTTTTATCAAAAATACGTTTGATATGTTCGGTGAATATACTAAAATATATAATTATAATAATACTAATAATGATGTATTAGCAATTTTAGACCAAAATAATAATACAATTTTTCACATAAAATCTTTGAATATGTGGAATAATTATGGTTTTGTATCCGATATTTTTACAACATTTTCAAAATTAGGTATAGATATAAATATTATCACAACATCACAATTTATAATTAGTGCAACCACAAATGAAATAGATGATAATAAAATTAAAAAGGCCAAAGAAATATTAAAAGAGAAATATGAAGTTAATATTGTCAAAGAATGTCATATTATATCGTTAGTTGGATATGATATAATATCTAATAATAATGTTAATAAAAATTTGGATACAATAAATAATAAATATAATATTTTAATTAATCACTATTCTTCAAATAATATGTGTTTATCATTTGTCGTTACTTCAAAAGATTTTTTAGATTTATTTAAATATTTACATAGTGAACTAATAACTAAATATATTAATAGGTGGTGGGTTTCGAAAATACCTAAAATTATTAAAGTGTTAAATGAATCTGATAAACGTTCTCATTACTTGTATAGTATTGATTCTATAAAAAGTACCTGTAAAAAATTAAAAACAACATTTACTAATATATCTAAAATATATTATGCTATGAAAGCAAATAATAATCCAGATATATTAAATGTTATTGTACATAATGGGTTTGGAATTGAATGTGTATCAATAGAAGAGATTGATTATATTTTTAATCTAAATTTAACAAATGATATTATATTTACGCCGAATTTTTGTCACATATCTGAATATGTAAAAGCGTTTAAATATAACATATTGGTTATTGTCGATAATTTAGAAATAATGAAAAATAATATTGATGTATTTAAAAATAAAAAAATTGGTATAAGAATTGATACTGGGTTTGGTTATGGACATAGTGATAAAGTTATAACTAATGGGAAAATGACAAAATTCGGTTATCCTATAGATGATATAAAGACTTTAGTTAATTTTACAAATGAATATAATATTAAAGTTATCGGATTACATTGTCATGGTGGTAGTGGTGCTTCAGAACATTTAATTTGGAAAAAAAATATGGAAGATTTATTATCTTTAAAAACAAACTTTCCATATTTAGAATGGTTAGATTTAGGAGGAGGAATAGGTTTAGATATGGATATAGATATAATTAATAGTTCTTTAGAAAATAATCATAATCTACAACTATTAATAGAACCTGGTAGATATATAATAGCAGATAGTGGTATACTTGTTTCGCAAGTAACACAAGTAAGGGAAAAAGGTAA